GGGCCATAGCGATGTCAGGCGTCATCTGCTCGGGATCAGGCGGCTGCGGTGACGACGCTCCCGGAGGGTTGTCCGGAGCCACATTCGGCTGCCCGTAGGGTGGTGCGCTGAACTCGCCATGCACGCTATGCACATTGGCCGCCGCGTTCACCTTGCGCTCCTGCGCCAAGGCCATGTCTGCCTGCGCTTTCGCCTGTTTGCCCTGGATGTCGGCTTGCGCGTGCTGCGTTGCGAGTTGCCCCGCTTGCTGTTGGGCCTGCTGCTGCTGCTGTTGGTGCTCTTTCATGCGCTCGAGGATTTGGTCCTTGTCGCGCAGCCCTGACGCTGCAATCAGCACGTCGCCCGGTATCAGCCCAGGCTGAACGCTCGCAAGCTGCACGAGGCTCTGGAACTCCTCGGCCTGCAGGCTCGGGATGTCGATGCCCTCCTCGATCGTGATGTCCACGTCGAGGTCGCTGATGTCGTTCTCAATGCCGATGACCTGCTGTAGCCGCGGATCACCGGGCTGTAGCTGCATCTGCTGCATGATCATGGCGCGGTGCTGTGGATCCATATCCGCCAGCTTGTCCATCAACCGCACGGGACGGTTGATCCCGACCCACCTCGTCTCGTTCAGGTCATCCGTGACCCTGACCCACTTGCCACCGGTCCAGAACTCCCGCGCCGCCATCCAGCAGCTCTCGTACACCCGCCTGCTCCAGAACCGCAGCGCATCGGCCAGCGGCTCGTTCTGCACCGCACCTCCGGCCTGCTGCGCGAGGATGGCACGGCCGCTCAACTCCCGAGAATCGGTGCCTGACATCGCCGCATTCGGCCCCGAGAGTTGCATCTCGGCGGTGGCGTGCTGGAGCAGCTGGAACTGGCCGGTTGCCAAGTCGGTTGTTTGCTGGATCTCAAATTTCAACCCAGGCATCACTTCCACATAGCCATCCGGCTTGGCCACCTCGCGCCTGGCTTTATCGACATCCGGCACCGCGCCCTGCTCGGCCACGACCTGATGCACGTTGAGCAGGTGCATCGCCTTGGAGCGGCGCTTGTTGATCTCGTCCTGCAGGCTGATCAGGCCCCTGACCATGCCGTAGCGTTGATTTTCCCGATTTATGTACGAGCTTTGCAGCAGCAGCCCGCTGCACGACTTGCCCTTGCGGTCCTTGAACTTGGAGCGCTGCGGCGCGGCCAGCAGCCCGCTCTTGGTGTAGGTCGCCCTCCACCACGTGCCACGCTCGGACCAGTCGCACTGGACGAGGCGAATGCGCGTGCGGTTGTTGTCGGTCCAGAACGCCGTTTCGGGTCGATCGTTGTACTGGTAGTCGGCGCTGCTGAAGCTGCTCTCGATTACGTCCTGCACATCCTCGCCTGGATACATCTCCTCCAACGTGTCACGATCGGTCCAGATGACGAGGCCCTTGTACCGCGCATCACCGAAGTCCAGCGATCGGCTGTGCGGATCGTACCAGACGCGATCCCACGGTATGTGCGTCATGGTCACGTTGCAGCTTCCCTGGCCGTCGTCCTCGAGGCCCAGGTCAACGCCACCGGCGCCTTCCGTCAGCATGTTCTCGAATACCAGGCTACGAAGCAGCGAGAACGAGTTGTCGTCTGCGATGTAGCGCAAGCACTGCGTCGCCGCATCGGCGCGGTCTTCCTCGGCTGGCGTGCGCGCGAATGCCTTGGGATCGGTGCGCGCCTTGCGCTCCAGGCCGCAGAGCAACTCCAGCTTTTCCTTGATCTTGTTGATCGTAATGATCGGCTGGCCGCGCTCCCGCAGAACCTTCAGCTCGTCCCTGGTGTATTGGTTGTGGTCGACGTAGTCGCGATCGCGCTGCGCGAGGTCGATCTCGTCCATGCGCGCCAGCTCGCTCGCCTCGAACCAGCGGATCAGGCGGGCGTGGAGGTCGTCGAGGTCCTTCGGGTACGCATCGGGATCGCCACCCGTCAGGTCACGGATCGCCGGCGGCGTGTCGGGGCCGCGGTCGCCGGTATGGACATGAAGATGGATTGCGGTATCGCTCATGGATCGCGAGGGAGGTTCCTATGTCTGATCAGGCTGACGAGACGAAGGCGGCGGATAGCGTCGAGCCGATCTATGACTTCAGCGATTGGGGCTGCGGGATCGAGACGCTTGAGGAAACGCTCTCGGAAGAGATACGGCGTAACCTGCGAGCGGCGTTTGAGGAGTTCGCTAAAGGCAAATGGGATTGCGCAATTTCGCAGGGAGACGAGTGCGGCGCTGCGCTGGAGTGGTGCTCTGACCACTACGACCAAGGCGATTGGCACCAACCAGCGTGGATCGTCATAACGCCATTTCAGTTGGCTGAAGGCCTGCTACGGGCCACAAGGTGTCTCGATCCCCAGGACGTGCTGGTCGTTGGCTTGCCGCTATGGCGCCAGGCGCTCGAGCACGTCGAGGCGGAACTACGGCGGAAGATAGAGGCGCCTGCCGCTGAGGATGGAGGGTGAGGGCATGGAAGACGCTGTGACCATATCGATCAGGATCGATCAGTCGCCGTTCGCCTCAAGCGGCGAACCGATGATGCTGCGCTACCAGATCGGGCGTGAGCAGGCGCTTGATCTCCACATCGGCCGCGCACCACCGACCTTCGATCTGGCAGCGATGAGCGACTGGAACATGCGCCGCGAACGAGCGGAGGGCATAGCGCGGCACATTGCGGCTGACCTGGCGCACAAGTTGTTGCAGGCGTTCGCGCCACGGCCTTGAGGCGCTGGAACTCGTCCCACTGGTGCAGGAACTCGGCCCATGTGATGCGCGGGTTGACGCGGCGCGCCACGTCCCACCACTCCAGCCGGTCTAGCTCCTCGAGGCGGCTACTCGTCGGGTCGGAAGATGTGCGGCAGCGACGCCTCGTGCTCATGGGTCCAGGCCTCGTCAGGGCGGCCGGCGTTGGCAATCGCCATTCAGCCCCGGGTTCTCCGCATTGAGCTGGTCAGCAACCCGCCGGGTAGCGTCGGCATAGACGCCATAGAGGATGGGGTTGATGGTTCTACCAGCCCATCCGCTCGTCAAGGTCGCGATGGGCTTCCTCGCGTTCCTCCCGATACATGGCCTGAGCTTCGCGCTGGCACTCAAGCTTCCCGCAAGTGTCGTGCTTATCGTAGTAGCGATTTTCGATGAAGCCCATGTCTTCACCGCAATTCCAGCAGTAGCGTTGCTTCGCAGTCATCTATCGACTCCAAGATTGGGGTTGTGGGTCAGTCCAAAAGCGGGCCGCCGTTGTCGCCAGGACGACGCCATGGGCCGTATATGTGTCTGTCGGCTATGCCAACAGCTTCGGACCACCGAAGGCCAAGCTGAGACTGGATGCTTTTTGCCAGCATCGTAAGGCGAATGTGGGCATCGCGCTCTCGCTCATTGCCGTCGATCTGCATCATCCTGACGTAGTCGGCCATGGGGGCTTATGCCCCCTCGACCCTGTTGAGAACTAGGTCCACTTGGACCCGGTCCCCATTTTGAAGGATGAAGTGATGGGTGCCGGTGTGGCACCCTTGATATTTAGGGAGGCCCATCTCCCCGATGTAGTTGTGGTCCCTGAGGACCAGGAGGGCTTGAAGCCGGGGAGAGATGGTCATTTGGGTCTCCGTGTTTCCTTGACATCCTTCTAGGGGTAAACTATACCTCTGTCAAGCATTGTTTAGCGAGGTTGTAAGGAATGGCGGTCAACAGGAAGAAACGGGCAACGACGCCGCCGGTAGCCGACGAGCCGGGGCATCTGATCGGTTACGCCCGCGTCTCGACCGTCGATCAGAACCCGCAGCTTCAGGTGGATGCGCTTACCCGTGCTGGCGTCCATCCCTCCGACATCTATACCGAACAGGTGAGCGGCGCCGCAATCAAGCGTCCCCAGTTCGACGCGATGATGAAGGACGTGCGCGAGGGCGATACCGTTGTCGTGTGGAAGCTCGACCGGCTGGCGCGGAACAACGTGGCGTTGCACCAGATTGCCGAGCGCATTCGATCGAAAGGCGCCAATCTGCGGCTGCTGGACAACTCCGGGCTGGACACCACCACCGCAGCAGGGCGGCTCATGTTCGGGATGCTGGCAGTCATGGCTGAGTTTGAACGGGATCTGAGCCGCGAGCGGACGATCGCCGGTCTTGCGCGGGCTGCGGCTGAAGGTCGGAGGGGCGG